GTTCCAAACGCCATCGGTTGATTAGCAGTGGGGCCGTTAGATCAAGTGTAGTGCCTTGTCTAGCCTTTAACGATCAGCTTGGTGGCACTAACCGCCGTTCCAGCAAATACCGAGCCGACAGTTTCATCAGCTGTTAAGCCCAATGAACCATCGCTCTGCACAAAATAAGACTGACCCGGAGTCAAGCCAGATTGTGCATCATCTACAGATCCAACAATTTGAACAGTTGCAGTATCACCGTTCGAGTAAGCCCCGTCAGAAATGCCAATGTAATTTTCGGTTGTTACTTGACTCTCACTGGTAGTAACTTTAATTAAATACGCATTCCCTGCGTTGCTAATATTTTGTGCATAGCACCAGCGTTGATGGTCTTTTCCAAAAGCAAGATCAAAATTTTGATTGTCAGTAGAGCTAATTGCTGTAGGGGATTCAACTGTTGGTGTTGTACCGCTGATGGTTACTCTGCGTAGTTCAGTTGCGCTTGCGTGGCTTGCGCTGACTACAATGATCGATTCACCGGCTGCTGGGTCATATTTAATTGCAGCAATTTCGTTTAAGCCTGTTTCGTATTCAACAGTGGTTCCAAACGAAATAGATGATCCCGAAACAGTGCCCACAACAACTTTTAGATCTTCACTGTCGTTTTGATCACGATAAGTAACTAGGAATTTGCCTGCTGTTTGATCGTAAGCAGCGCAATTTTTCCTCAACCGAGCACTGGTACTAGCAAAAGTAACCGGACTTCCAACACTAAAAGTATTTGTTCCAAGCGTACAAACTACTGCTTTGCCGTAATTTGAACTGTTATTGTCTTTGTAAAAAACAACTAATTTACCATTGCCATCATAAGCCGAAGCAAAAGGTTCAGTATCGTAAGTATTAACAATAGTAAATTCGTTATATCTATTTATTACGCTACCAGTGATTTCTGCCATTTTACCATAAATAGTGGAACCTTTTCTGTAAACAGCTAAAAAATTTGTTATTCCAGTATTTATGTAATAAAGATCCATATATTCACCACCATTGCCGACAAAACTATTAGCAGCTTGCTGGGTAACTGTTTGACTTCCACCCGAGCCACCAGAGGTAAAGCTCTTAATATACATACCCCAGCTAGTTGTATATGCAGCAACCATTCTGCTTACATCGGGCAGCCAAACAAGAGCAGTACCACTGCTATTGGCGTTTCCTAATTGTGTGAGTTGCCCAACCGTGACGCCGTTTGCCAAATCACTTTGAGGAACTAACGGCGCAATTTTTGTTGAACCGTTTTGATATTCAACAAAAGTAGTTATCCACCAATTATTTGTTTCATCATAGGCGATAGCAACATCTCTAACATTGTTGTTAGTGATTGTTGCTTCACCCGTTTTGGTAGGAGTGTGTTCTGTTTTGATTGCTGCAGAACTTTTAACATTACCGCTTGAAGTAATAATTACAGGCATTCCATCAGTGAGTGCGCCATCTGCCGTTGCTTGAAAAGTTGGACTTGCGCTTACAGTTGACCAACTTGTTACACCGCTGCCATTGGTTGTCAGCAGTTGCCCTGACGTTCCAGTGTCATTAGGCAGCGTCAGCGTGTAGCTAGCGCCTGCACTGTGCGGTGGACCTTGAAGAAGTATTCCGTGAGAGTTAACTTCACAATTCAGCTTGATTGCGCCAGAACCGCGAGTCGCATTGCCCTTAAAAACAACTTGACCGGCACCATCTGGATCTAAATTAATATTGTTGTTGTTGGCACTACCAATGTCATATCCATTAACGTCAAGATCACCGCCAAGTTGAGGCGTTGTATCCGTTACTAAATCAGTAGCTGCTGGAGTTGTGAACGATAAATTTCCACTACCGTCAGTGGTCATTACCTGACCGCTTGACCCATTCCCATTAGGAAATTTCAGGGTGTTATTGCCCGCAGTTGCTGGAGCGTCAAGCTCTACATAGCCGGTTGTTTGGCCATTAAGTCGAACTCCCATCAGCTGATGACCCAGAAACTACCGCTCGGCACCGTAACTGTAGCAGCGGCATTTACAGTTAACGGTCCCGCAGAAATTACGTTTTTGCCAGTACCAATGGTGTAGCTAGTCGTAATTGTGTTGTCGTGTTCATAGGCCCATTCATCACTGCCGCCACCAGTAGCTCCAGCGGAAGCATTCGCCCAAGCAATCGTTCCAGAAGCGCCACCACTTGTGAGAACTTGCCCGCTAGTGCCGTAATTCGCTCCAGCAATCCCCACCTGTCCAGCTGGGCCAACACGAAAACGCTCACTGCCCTCGGTTGTAATTTTGAAGTGGCCGTTAGACCCTGTATCAACAACCTCGGCTTCACTGTTGCCTTCAGTAATTTTGTCTGCATCAGCAGCCGTGCCACTGGAAGCTGCAGTAATTCGACCTTGAGCGTCAACAGTAATGGCGCTAAGCGTGTAACTACCAGCGGTCACACTTGTATCCGCCAATTTATCTGCGGTGACCGCGTCGTTGGCAATGGTTAATGCACCAGTGTTTGACAAAGTTGCATCACCAGACATCGCAACTGCTGTTGGAACGTTGCTGGTGTTGCCAACAATCATCTGACCGGCGGTCAGGTTTGCAAGCTTGGTCAACGCAATACTGCCAGCCAGCATTCCGTTGGTAACGGTGCCCGTATCGCCAGACAAAATAACCGTACCGCTGGAATCAGGGAAAACAATCGACCGATCAGCAGTCGGGTTCGTAAAACTGAATGAGGTTTCGTGATCGTCAGCGAGGCTGCCCTCAAATGTCAGAGTTGCCGATGTTCCAAGCAGTACATCGCCGCTAAACGTTGTCGTTCCACTAAATGTTGGACCAATAAGTGATGCCTTTTCAGTGTCGAGCTCTTGAATTGCAGCCTGAACATCAGTTGCCCCAATATTTCCTGTAGGGCTAAACGAAACGTTATTTGCGTTCGTAGCCGCAAGAGCCGCTGAAAGGTCAAGAACCTGCCAGCTACTGCCGGTCGAAATCAAAAAATCAGGCGGCGCAAGAGCTTCTGCTGGTGCATTGCCACTGCCCGTTCCAGAAACACTGACGGTGAGGTAGTGGTTTGCATTGCTTGCAGCTGGTGAAATCAACGCTTGCCCAACAGTCAAGCCAATTGCAGTCCCCTTTGCAGTTACTGAAGCAACAAGGTTTGTGCTGGCGTCATACGTTCCAGCAAAAACAATTTCACCACTAACAATGTCAATCGCTTTGAACGAATTGCCCGTCCAAAGGTACAAATCATCATGAAATTCATCGTATAAAAACTGTCCCTGATAATCAGCAGTTCCAAAGTTGACAACTCCAGCGGTATCTGGAGCGCCTGCAAAACGCACCGTTGATGCGTCCGCAAGCTTGCCGCCTGTCACTACATTATTTCCAATAATTGATGAGCCAATTGTTCCCGAAGTTAGCTTTGCTGCGCTGATGTCTGGAATGTCAGAAGCAGTCAGCGTAGTGCCAGCTGTTATGTGACCACGCGCATCAACTGTGACCTTTGGATAGGTGCCAGCTGTAATCCCAGATGTGTCGTGCGTAAGAGCACCAGCGCCGCTAACAGATAACGCTCCAGAGGGTATTGAAACTGCCCCTTTTGCCGTCGTTGTACTTGCAGGTAAATCAGAGGCAGTCAGTGCAGTAGTTGCTGTGATGTGCCCTGTATCGTTAAAAGTAATCCCACTTGTAGTTCCAGCTGTAATGCTGTCGGTGTGATTTATCTGACCGCTAGCAGTGACACTAAGACCGCTGCCAACAGAAACGCCGCCCACTGCAGAGGTGGTGGCTTTGGGCAGATCACTAGCAGCAATGCTGCCAACAGCCGTTATATGGCCTTGAGCGTTGATAGTAAAACCGTTTTTAGTCTGACCAGTGACGCTGGATTGGTGAGAAATAACACCACTGCCATCGACATTTAGACCAGAGGCAGACGGAACACTGATGCCGCCAAGAGCCGTAGTCGAGGCTGGATTGACTGAAAATGTTCCAGACGTAGAGGTCAGTCCAGTGCCTGCGGCTGCACCACCAAGATCAGAAGCAGTTGCTGCAGGCAAGTCAGTCGATGCAATAGTCCGCGACGTATAAGCGCCACCTGTACCAGTAGGACCAGCAATAAACTCTTTAGCTGTAGAGCTAGAGCCAAGTGAACTTGGCGTGATCGCCGCTAACTTTGCTGCTGGGATACTGCCGTTATCAATCAGGTCAACGCCTTGCTCTACAAGGCTTTTGACAGTGACCTTTTTAGTCTCGCTTGCGCTTACGTCGGCTATAGGCAGAACATCACTTGAAGCCACATCAGCTTCAGCCAATTCGTTTAGGGCGGATATCTTGAGATCTGCCATTGCCCAAGGCCCCCTGCGGGTTTAGTCAGTTTCGAGTTCTAGCTTACCGCCGCCAGGCTGCTCAAGCAGGATCTTGTCGGTGTCCTCTTTCAGGACATAGTTGGTAATTACACCAACACCAAGTTTGGGTAAAATGGGGCCTGTGGTGACAAAATTAAAATTAGAGACCGTAAGTTCACCCACTCCAAGACTAATCGCAGCGTTTGTTACAACTCCTTTAAACTCAAAATAAAAGAAATCATTTGTTGACTCAGCATTTTGACCGTGATCAACGATATAAAGCTCTGCGTCAAACTCGGCGCCAAGTTTTTGACGCAAAATCAACTCATGCAAGTAGCTTGGAACATCAGTGTCTACTAGCTCACCTGCCGCATCAGGGTCATAATGAAATTCGCAACTAACGCTCCCACTCCCGCTAATCAAGCTGCTTTCGTTCTTGCGAAACTCGTCGCTAAGAACAGTTACGTCGACAACCTCTCGATCATTATTTAGCTCAAAAGATCTAACTAGTCCAAGAATGTTGTACTCAGCTTGAACGCTTTTTACTTCAATCGGGATTGATGTCGTAATTGCATCTAACGTCACCTTGCCTGTACTTTGACCGTTTAAAGCGTTAGCAAACGTGTCATACAACTGGATCCCGCCAAGCTCGTCAACATTGATAAACCAGGCTCCATCAGGCAACTGACTCCCCCCGTCCCAACCAGTTGCATTTACAAAGGCAAGATCTGCACCGTTGGTGCTTTTAATCTGCAGCCGATCGCCCGTAAGCAACATTTCAGGCGGAAAATCAAAGCTAAAGCGCTTCTTGGTGACATTTACGTCGCTAGGGTCAACAGCACTCGTAAACGTCCGCTCTGGCGTACTACGGCGCAGTCTAATTCGACCGTTATTGCCTAAAAAAACTGTCATAGATTCTTACTTGTGAAATCACCGCTCATAGTAAATGCAACATTGACACGCATTACTTCTCCAACAACGCATGAAAGCTCTGCGCTAGTAAGAACAGCATTAAACTCAAAAAAGTTATCGCCAAAGTTTAATTTCAATATAGCGGTTGATCCAATGCTTGCGTCTGCTGCAGTGTCTTGATTGACTTGATTGATTAGGTTGACCGGGGCATCGCTGTAATACAAAACAGTGCAAGAGCCACTCGCCGATCGCATCCCTGTCGTGAAAGTCCGTGCGTTTTCACTGAGAACAGTGACTTCAAGCGCCTCTGTGTTTGCGCTGAATGCCCACTGAACAACCTTTGCGACAGGAACGCCACCAAGCTCAAGGCTGCCATCTTGACCCGCGTAGTACTTAGCCATGGTTAGATGCCCTCAAGCTCACCTACGAACTCACAACTCACTGTACTTAAACCTGGCTTAACGCTTTGGACTGACGGAGGAGATGCGTATTTCCACTTCAATGCGCTGTTTGTCTCGCTAAACCAAGGCGTTAAGACCCCAGGCTCTCCACTTGTCGTCGTCCTAGCGACATTACTCGCCGTGAAAACGACGTAATTACCAGCCTTTGTTACGTTGACGTAGTTTTCCAGCACCAAATCAGCCTTATCGTCTGCGATGTTCGAGAAAGTTAGCGTCAAGCGACTGTTCGTCCTTTGGTTGCCGTAGCGAACCCGTACTACGGCACCGTTTTGAGCCTCAAACCTCGTTTCAGGAAAAACGCCTGGCTGGTAAGAGCGACTCGATGGGACTAAAGCAGGGAAGTCAACTGCAGGCATCAGCTTGTTACCTTGAACAACCCTTTGTTAAATCCCAGTGTAGCTAGCGCACCGCGATCATCCAAGGGCTGATGGGTTGCGCTGATGTCGACATAGCCGTCCTCATCAATAGTCAAACTGTCAATTCGATAAATACGCTTTGGCTCTTCTTTAATCTTAAGAGTAAAAATTGAATTAAAATACTGAGAATCGCTGGTTTTCATTGAAGCTACTGGCATGGAACCAGTCAAAACATCGCTCACACCAGGCCGCCAATAAAAAATGTCGTACCCGTCTGAGCTAACCAAGTCAGATGTAGCTGTAATGTTGCCCTCGCCATCAATGCTTCCGTTGAAAAAACGACTGGTGTGCGTAGAGATTGAAATGACCTTGATGTAATCACCAGCCTCAAGCTCAAGGGCAGAGCTTGGTGTTGTTTTAAAGGTGATTGTGTGATCTATATGCTTTCTCAACAGCAGCCGATACTTTCCAATTAACTCTGCATGAGTCCGACTAGTACAGAACTGAGTCATGTCAATGGACTCTTCTGGATCAGCTTCTGAACCGCCCTCAGCGTCTAAGAATCGAACCTGAATGCTTTTCTGAGAAGAGAAACCGTTCTCAACAAACTCATCTCGATAAGTAATCGTTGCCTTGAAAAGCTGCCGCTCTTCCCTGGGCAAAAACGTTAGTTGCATGTCCTTCATATTGCCGTCAGTGAACAGTGCTTTGACCTCGCTTGAGCCAGTCAAAAACGAATGAGCCGTATCAATCGAGTAATCCTCAATCTTGACTGAGTTAGGGTCCAACTCTTTTTTTGCTTTCGCTTTGTAAGGCAGCGATGGCTTTAATGCGAAACGGCCACCCTTGATGCTGAAGTCAAGGAAGTTGAGAGCAGCAGTATTGAAAATAAATTCACGCAGATTAGTGCGATCCTCAAGAACGCCATCAAAAGTCAATTCATTGACGTAACAAAACCTTGCCGCCTCAACCATCGAATCTCGATCAACAATCGTGCTAGGAATCCTGCTGCCAACGCCAATGCGATCATTAGTCAACAGGTTGTAAACGACCTCAGCAAAGTTGTTGGTGGGGCCTGTAGCGCCCGCAACAGCTGGCTCTCCGGAATCTGTAATTAGTCTTTCAACTTTGATTCCTTGTTTTACGTAAACACTCAGCTGGCCAAGAGATGTCCAATCTTTACCCGCAAGCAAACGAAGGCCAAGCAAAGAAAGATCTTGATATTTAGGGGTATTCTCAACCTCAGGACGAATTAGCTCGTTAACAAACGAGATTTCATGTTCTGGGCCATCCTGATGGCTTGTTTTTTCTTGATCATATTTAGGATAATCAGTGATCGCATCATAGAAATTTAAAGTTTCAAGCTCGTCAATGCTTGCTTTTTCAATCTCCATGACTGTTACTTCCAGCTCGTAGAATGAGTCTCCTTCTTCATTATCGTCATCGTCTGGTAATTGAAAAACAACTTTGTCGCCAACCCTGTATCCAACACCAGGATCAACAATGGCCCAAGTCCAATGTTGGTCAACCACTGAAGTAGCTGTAATTTTTAAGCCAGTCCCTAGCTCGGAATTAGTTCTGTCTTGATCGTAAGTGGCTGGTGCATAATGAAAATCAGCCTCATCAACGCTAAATTCATATTCTGCAATTGCATACAACTTTTTGTCTGGAGAAAGTGCCTTAGTATAACCACCCTTTTCCACTGGCCAATAATATCCACCTTGCTCGTCAACAGTCCTAAATACCCTTGTTATTGCATACACTCTTGTGCCATCAGCCTCGACTCGCTGAAAATCGCCTCGAATATATTGAAAGCCTGCCTGCGACTCATCAACAGCAAGCTTGAGATCATCTCTAAGAAGTCCGTTCCAAAATCCATTTCGAACGCCGGTTACAGTCTCCCATACGCCAAAGTAAGCCGGTCTATTGTTGATAGGGTCAAACACTGAGTCTTGAAAAATATTTTGCTCAGTAATTTGAGTGACCCCAGGAATAATGTCTCTTTCTGGCTGCGAACCAGGCAGGATTTTGTATTGAGCTAGAAGATTTTTTTCGTCTGGCGCTTCATACAAACCAGGATTTAGCGCACTTGCTTTTTGAACCCCGTCAAAATACACATTTATCATTTGACCCGCTGAGTTAGTCTGAATATATGAATCATTTCCGTTAGGACCTGAATTCCTCTCAATCTGTCTGCTTTCTGTTGGCACCCATCCTTTTCTGCCTGCTACATTTCTAATTAGTAGTGGAGAGTATTGATATTCGGCCCCAAGTTTTTGCATGACATCCCCCCTGTTCCACTTGGCCTCTAATACCTCGCCAGTGTTTGCATCTAAAAGCACGCCATAAATTAACTCATCTCCATCATCCCGATAGTCAGCAGCCAAGTTGCTTACCTGCTTCCAGCTCGCGCTTTCAGAAAGCTCACCCTCCTCATACTTATTAAGCCTTGCAACGCCACCAATCTCAGTATCGTCGTTAATCAACGAAAACTCGAACTCAGGATTTGACGCATCTCTGTCTGTAATTTGAGCTGCAATTCCTGTGTAGCTGATACCAAATCTTTCTGTCGTGAACCCACTGCTGGCGTCAAACTGTCCAGTTAAAAGCAAAACTCTTTCTGCTCCTGACCCAATATGCTTGCCTTGCGCCGTGCTTCCAGACACAGGGAGAAATCTAAATTCGTATTGCCCCTCGTCATGGTTGACAGTAATTGTGTTGTATTGAGGCTGCGAAGTGTTCCCTTTGACAGCAAAAATTCTTTCATCAAGAATATCTACAAAGTCAGAATCGCCCCTTAAGCCCAAGCGCTTAGCTTGAAGCTTGAAAAAGCTGTAGCGCGTTTGGAACGTGGAGACTCGGCCCAATGCAAACGACTGGTTGTCTTCTTCGTAAGACTCAAGGACAACGTTTTGCGGCTGAGAATTGACGTTAGAAAAGCTGTCAACACGCTTGAAAACAACACTCTTAATGCCAATTTCTGTCTGATGGCACTCACGGTTATTAGTAACAGAGCCAATATCAATACGCTGCAATTGCTGGCCAAAGTGGCTGTTTGCCTGATCTTCAGCTCTAACAAAAAAACCTGACCCTGCCTCAATGCATTTGAAATTGTACTCTCTCGCTTCCGGGTCTCTACCAAGAGGCTCATTTCTTTTAGAAGTGCATTGAATTATTGCGCTACCAAACATGTACAAGTCACCCACGTTTATAAGGGCGTCTGCCTGAGATGCTCGTTGATTGATGGCAGTATTTACGTCTTGCAGGCCATGAGGAGGAAACCCCTCTGGATCCTCGCGAGTAGCTGACAGCTTAAATGTCAGCGTTTCACCCACGCCAATATTTCTTTGGCGAGGGGTGGGGAAAAGGCCATTTAGTTCCTCCATCCCTTGACGAGCTAAGTAGGGCCGCGAGTGGCCATTGCCTCTTGGTCCATTGATTTTTAACCGTTTTTGCCTTAAAGACTCCTTGTTGTCAAAAACTTGAACAATCTCATAAGGCAGGAAGTACTCCACACCATTTGAGATTGGCGAATGACACCCAAAACTTCTTTGAGAGGTGGGCGTTCTCGACCCGGAAAACATTTTCTTAAATGTATTACTTTGCTTGTCTTTTGTCTCAAAAACGTCCACACTCCTAGACGGATCAATTGACTCTAAGCTTCCATCAAAAGAATTGCTTGTGTTGACACGGTACTGATTATCTGGCGATCCAACTGGTGGGCTATTCTTGAAATAAACTCCATACCTAGTGTCTTGATAATTTCTTATCAGTTGTTCTCCTACGGCTATACCTTCTGGATCAGGAACTGCAAACAACTCAGACAAGCCTAGCGTTGTAAGCATTTTTAATTCTTGGTGCGAGCCTTTGCTCAGCAACTGAGACCAAAGCATTAAAGCCTTGACTCGAACGCCGCCAAACTGCTTGGGCACCTCTTGGTTACCGCGATATTCTGTTTCAAGCTTGCTTTCAACTCTCTTTGTAAAAACAAGAGGAATAATTGTGCCTAAAGTCGCAAGATCCTGAAAACTGTCAAAGCCAAAAAGTTCAGCAAACCTTGTCTGTCCCTGGACATCAGCAGTTTGGATTGGATCACCGCCACCTTTTGATGCTTTTGGCTTTGGGGTGAGAAGATAAGAAGCGGCTGCAAACAACAAGCTAACTGCTATCTGCTTTAAAACTGGAACAGCAGCAGCACCAGCTACGACATCTGGAATATGCTCATACTCAGCGCCACGCTCTTTGGCTTTCTGATCGGCTAGACGACAAAAGTCCCAATACTCTTCAACTGTGATGCCCAAAGCATCGATGATTTGCTGCTCTACCGGCAGTAGAGCGCGACGGGAGTAAGAGCGCTGCAAGGGATCCATGTCACCCGATGGTCCTTGAATTGCAGCCATCCGCCTTCATAGAAAGAAGCCAATCCAAAACTGCTATCAACAGAATGGACTAACCCGAGTGTGCCCACTTTAGCGGCATCTGTTTCCTCGCCCCACAGCTCTAACTGCTCTCGAAAAATTGAGAAGTCCTTGCGTAGCAAGCGCCTGTACCAAGAGCGTTGAGGTGCAGGCATCTCTACACCGTGCCAAGCCTGCACAGCCATAGCCAAGCTGAGACAATCGGCAGCGCCATGCTCTTCAGGCACCGCTCCAAGCCTGTAAGGCAACCCAATCAGGCGATAAGGCTCCGTCAAGCGTTACTGATTCGAGAGGATACTGGCAAGGCTCCAACCATTTCAGTTCTTAAAACCTTATTGGGGGTCAAAGATGCAATCGCATCAATCGCGGTGCTCAAACGTAGCTGCACACCCTCTACGTCATAGGTCATGCCTGAAACCATCCAGCACTCAACAGTCAACGTTCTATTAGCAGCAAAAGTCTCAGCATCCATCAATACCGTAAACACCTCAACGCTGTAGGAGTTCTGGACAAACTCATGAGCACGAGACAAGCTCAACTCATTCACTGCAAGCGTCAAAAAGCTTTCTAGGTTGTCGCCAGCGTTGCTCTTGGTGGCACCGTTGTAAATAAAAGGCAGGTATGGGTATGAGAGCGAAGCAGTGCTCCCATCAAAGCAACTCGCCTCATCAGGCTGATAAGAAATATTGGCATCAGTCTTGCTGTTTTGAAACAGGTATCGCTGAACGTTGTTGGTGTCAAAGATCCTTATAAACGTGGTAATCGCTTGAATGGTCATAATGCAACCCTGCTACGAATGCTGCGCTTATTGACTAGATCACTGTAGACATTGCGTCGACCAAGCTCTGCGCCACGTTTGGCAGCCTGTGTCATGCCCTGTTCAAACTCAGCAGCAGTCACATAGTCAACATTGTTGATGCGCTCGACGTTGTAGCTCACGTCAATAGTGCCGCCACCGCTAGCCATACGGCCAGAAGCATCCCCACCTGGGCCGTCAGGAATAACAGCATCGCCACGAGCGCCACGGGCATAACGGCTCATAGCAGCATCCATCTTGGAAGAAGGGATTATGTATTCAGACTCGCCACCCTCTCCAACCATTCCAAGCGTTGGCTGATTAACTACACCGCCTTGATTGAAAGCTTTAAAACCGCCTGGCAGATAAGCACCTTGAGCAGCGTATACAACAGTAGGGGTTGGGTTGGGCTGTACCTTAGCACCGCCGCTAAACATGCCTCCAAGAATGTTTTTAACAAAATTTAGTGCAGCAAGCTTGAGTGCCTCAGCTGCAATTTCAGCGGCCATATCTGCAAAATGATCAGCAATACTTTGGAAGAAGCTTGCAAGTGCTTCTCGCGCTGTCATTGATCCATCAATCATTCCCTTGAAAGAAGTTTTAAATGATTCCCCAATCGCATTAGCTGCTTGTATGACTTGATTAAGAGGATCCAGCAACTCCTCTAAAGCCTTTTTTTGATCTGCAATTGCAGTGTCTAAGCCTTCCATAAAGGAAGGCCCTTTAATGTTCGCTGTTGCAGCTCTGTCGGCATCTGCCTTATCACCCTCTAAAGCTTTTTTCTTACGCTCAATTGCTGCAATTTGATCATCGATTCCTTCGACAATTTTTCCATGCAGCTCTGCCTCAGCCTTGGTGGACTTCAGGTTTTCAATCTGAACATCCAGTTTTCTAATACCCGCTTTGAAAGCTTTGTCAATATTGACTAGTTCTTTTGCAAGCTCAGGGTTTACGCCTTCAGCGATAAGACGCTTGTACATCTTGTCGCCATTTACTTTGTCCTTAATGCTTTGAGTAATAGCTTCCAACGGGCGTTTTGCCTGCTCGTAAAGGCTATTGATGCGATTTTGAAGCTCAAGCTTCTGCTTGCTTTCTAAGTTCGACTTAGCATTCGCCGCTGCTTCGTTAATAGTTTTATTTGTGCCATCGCCAACTAATTTGTTGAATTGTGTCTGCAAAGCAACTCGTTGATTATCCTGCTGAGCTAGCAGGCGGCCAATGGCTCCTTGCGCTTGACCAATTCTTAGCTGCGCTGCAGATCGCTGCTCAAGCCTTTGCGCCTGTTCAATGCGGCGAGCTAAAGACTTATCGACATCAGCGCTGTCATCGCCGTCCGGTTTTGTAACCGGATCGTACTTAAAGATATTGCCTTCTTTGTCTTTCTTTGGAGCACGAGTGATGTCTGCAAGCTGCCCTTTTAATCTTGCAAGCTCTTTTTCTGCAGCCCGCCTTCTTTTTGCTCTTGCAGCCCTAGCCCTAGCGTCGCCGCCCTCGGCATTGTCATCATTGTCATCATTGTCATCAATGATTTTCTGTTGTTCGCCAATCTGCCTTTTAACTACTGCAATTGCCTCAGCCTTTTCGTTGCCAGTTGCTCCTTCTGCGGCGCCAGCTTTTTTGACTCTTTCTAAGGCATCGGCCTGTCCATTAATTGCCTTGTTGATTGCAACAATGCCAGCAACAATACTTCCAACAGCTAATGCACCAGCAAAAATTGGGTTTATAGCCATTACTGCATTCAAGGCAGCTGTTGCCAAACTTGTCGCCGCTACCGCAGCTTTAAACGCCAAGATACCTTTTACAACTGCGCCAATCACGGCTCCTGCAGCCATTCCAACAAGAGTTGCAAGAACGACATCAAGATTCTTAGCAACAGGCACAAGGGCCTCGGCTAATCCCTTGGCCGCTGCAATTGCTTTAGGTGTAATTTCTTTAATGAATTCTCCAAATATATTTTGGAATTCAGCTCCAGTATCTTTGAGTGCGTCACCAACACCTAATCTCATATTGTCAAAAGCAACTGTTAAGCGAGCGCCAGCCTCTTCGTTTGAAGACGCAATTTGCTTTGCTGTTCCATCAAACTCTTCCCCAAGCTGCCTAATAAAATTCATCAGTTCATTCAGGCCGACGGTGCCAGCCTTCAAGTTCTTCTGAAGTTCAGGAAGAGTCATCTTGTTCGCCTTAGCAAACAACGTCACAGCACCAGGCAAGCGCTCACCCAACTGACCTGAAAGTTCTTCAGCGCTTACCTTGCCCTTACTGAACACCTGGACCATCGCCGTGATGGCTCCTCGCACGTCTTCTGTTGAACCACCAGTGGCTTTGATCGCAGCGGTGACGTTCTGGAAAGTAGTTGCTGCGTCAGCAACAGGACCGCCAGCACCCGTGACAGCCGCTGTGAGTCGCGTGATACCACGGATTGCTGCGCCTTGTGGGACGTTGTAATCCCTAGTTGATTGCGCAGCGGCGTCTAATGCCTCAGCGAAATTGGCTTGACTGGCTGATGCATTGCCCTCGACCCTGGTAACACCTTCAAGCGCAATCCTCAGCTTGCCAATTTCTGCCGAATATTCAGCTGCTGCACCTAACGCTTCTCTAATAGCGCCAACCTGAGCGCCAATAGCTGCGCCAGCGAAAGCGCCCTCAACGCCTCCAAAAGCAGCGCCGCCAGCTGCACCTAAAGCGCCTTCAGGTCCGCCAAAAATGCCGCCTGAAATAACAGCACCAGCAATCTGAGTTGCTTGTCGGGCGCCGCCACTGCGGCCTTGAGTCGTCTTGCCACTCTTGCCCATTTGGGCATCAAGCTTGGCAATATCTTTTGTGAGTTGATTGAAGGCTCGACCGCCAATCTTCGCCTCATCACGCAATGCTGAAAGAGCAGTCCTTTGAGCATTGATATTGGAAACGCTTTTTACGCTTGCCTGTCCTTGCGCAAGTATTTCTTTCCGCAGTGATGCAATCCTTGGTTTTGCTCCAGAAGCCCCAAGCTCTAGCTTTTTGAGGCTGCCCTTCAGCTTCTCAATTACCGCTTGACTACCAGCGTCTTTGAACTTGAGCTGGATGGAAAGCGTTTCAATTGGCCTGCTTGCCATCAGAGCGTTTCCTCAGTTCGGATAGGGCCGTTGCCTCCAGTATTTGAAGGCGCTCCAGCACGTCACGGCGATCTTCCACATTGTATAGGTCAAATAAGCCGCCGGAACCCAGCAGTACCTCGTATTTCAGGCCAACATAACCCGCCATAGACGTAGTCCATTGCGTCTGCATTCGCAAAAACATCGTGACTGCCTCCCAGTTCTCCTCCCAAACTTCAAAGTGTTCTGATTCCTTGTCTTCTTTCTTTTTCGGCAGCTGCAACCCAAAAGCTGCAGCATCATCGTGTGATTTGTCCTCTACTTGATTGCCACCAGTTGCCCAATAAATGGCGGCATCTCTTAGTTTCCCGACTCAGCCTCGTTGTAAGTGTTGGTGTAGGCATTGATTACAGCCTTGATCCAATAAGGATCATCTGCAAACTCTTTCAAGGTTTTTTTATCAAATACAATTGGAGTGCCATCTTCTTCTTCTATGCCTTCCCATCCAGCCAGAATCAAGCCAAGCAGCTCATTCTCATCCTGATCGGCCATGTCGGTAATTACCGATCGAGACACGCGCTTGAATACAGCGATAAACTCATGACTATCAAATTTTCCAGGCTTAGTCTCACTAGGCTCTTTAACTTCAACAGGCCACTTAAAGGTTTTGACCTTCTTACGAACAAAAGCCATTTGGTAATTGGATAAGCCGGCTCAGCATACACAAAAAAAGGGAGCCCGCAAAGGCTCCCTGTCGACGCAGCTTTTTTGCATCTTAGGTGTAAACGATTTCTAGCTCGTCGTTTCCTGCAGTGCTGGGAACTGCGGTAAATGGAATTTCAAGCATCGCGATACCATCAAGATCGCCATAAGACACATCAGCAATGTCAGCTTTTGCGGTATCAACTTTCACAATGTTGCCGCCAGTAGTCCCATGCGTGAATTCAATAATGCCAAGACTGTCAGCAAGCGCAGTAGCAAAATAATCTTTTGTAGCAAGGGCGACAGCCTCAATTGTTAAACTGCCTGAGACATTGCGATTAGTCAGAAGAACTTCACTAGTTCCTCCAACAAGCTCGCGGTAAACAATCTCATTCCCAACATCCAAGCTGTAATTAGCCAGTTTTGCCGTGGTCAGGCCCATCACATTCAAGCCAGTAGTGTTGCCTTTTTTAAAAATCAAAGGAGTAGCTTGATCGGCATAGGTGACAGTTGGCTGAGCACTGTCGTCTGGAGCTACATAAATTCCAGTCATCGTAAAATCAATAGTTGGAATTTCTCCAACGTTTGCGGTGATCGTGAAAGTCCCACGAGCGCCAGTCACCTTATGGCGTACACCATCAAGGTTGTAATGAATGGTGACTGAGTCGAAGCTTGCGCTGACAGGGTCATAAGTAACGCTAGTGCTTGCAACAACAGTCTCGGAAAAGCCACATGCTTTGAGAGCTTTGCCGTAGCGAGGCGCAGTACCAGCAGTACCAGAGCCAGCAAGCTCAACACTAAAAGTGCATTCAACACGAGTGTTGGCCAACAACTGCTCAGATGCGCCCAAGTAGGGACGAATTAGGTCACGGCTAACAATGTCGCTCTGCAGAGGGACAATGCTTAGGTCGCGAACCAAGACTGCATCAGCTCCGGTAGGAGTTGGGTCAGTCCCGTAGGTTGACTCCTCCTCGATCAGAATCAGGCGTTTGCGTGTTAGCAGTGCCATCGGTTTGTTCCTTCGATGAAGTTGGTGAAGACGTTCGCTTGATCAAAGTGCGCTCGCCCGTTTCTGGATCCAGCAGATAGGTTCCGCCTTCTCCAGTTCGTTCACTAATCATGGTAAGTGGAAAGGGTGTTTAGGTTCAGCCTCAGTCTGTTCTTATTGGGTCAAATCGTCGACTTGGCTGCGATAACGAATTTCGTACTCACAGAAGATCACACCAGCAGGCTGATCGGCCTCAAGTAGCTGAAAACTGGTTTGTGCAGGCTGTATATCGATTGCCAAACCATTAAGAGTCAAATCTGCCATTAGCTTGGAATGCATACTCTCAATAGTGTCATCAGCCGCTTGATCTGGAATGTCAGATCGCTCAATGACAACCACTCGAATGCGCAGCGTCCAATCCAGTGTGGGGAGGCTTGTGTTTTGCTCAGGAGTATCGCTAACAGGCTCAATTATTAATGCAGGTGACTCGCCACGACTGAGAGGGTCAACCCGACTCCTATAAATCCGCGTGCCTACTCCGGCAGTGCCTGCAAGAGCTGTTTTGACAGCGGCAAGGATGTTTTCACGCTTTGTGGTCACGATTTAATCCTTCATCAACATCACACGCATTATCTTGCCGTCATCTAGCAGCATTGGCTCGCGCACCGTATAAGCAACATTATCAACAGTCATCGAACTTCCATTTGTGACTGCAGAAAAATCAGAAGTCTTGACCACTACTGCGTAGTCAGTCGTCAGCACGACTCCGTCGGCAATGATCTCGTTTGGCGACTCGAAGTATCCAACTCCGCTTGTCTCACCAAAAACGACTGGCACCGTGAAACCCGGCGTGTCAAAAAATGCGTCGATGTCTTCTTGGAAATCAAGTGCCATATGAAAAAGCCCCCGCATTGCGGGGGCAGCAAATACAAATCAGTTGTACTTCTTGCGACCTAGGCCAACGACGCTCACAGCGCCAGCACCAGTGCCACCAGCAACAGTAATGACAACACGCGCATAGCGCTTGATCTCATCAGTGTTCACACTCAGGCTCTCAACCAAAGCAGTGTTAGCAGTGGTGGTAGTGAAAGCGGCTCCACTCACATCAGCAAAGCTGCTGTTGTCAGAAGAGTCCTGCACTTTGACGGCATAAGTGATGCCTGAGCCACCGGCCTCAGCATCGAGAATTAGGGTGATGTCACCCTCGTAATCCAAAAGATCAACGCCTGTTTCGTTGCCAGTAGCGGTGACAACGTCGTTAGGCGCAAACGACAAGGCGGTCAAAGTCCGCCGAGTGTTGCCGATGCTCATGATTCCTTAGTCCTCTTTCGAGTAGTGGTTTTTTTGGGTGGGCACGAAGGGGCCTCTTCATCAGCAGCAGGCGATTCAGCCTGTACTTGATGCTCAACAGCTTTGCCTAAACCAATCAAGGTAACGGCATCACCGTTTTCGACTTCCAAAATGGAGCCCGCTGCTGCGGGCTCACCGGAAATCATTACTGGCCTCAGAATTTCAATCTTCATGAGTCAGAAACGATGTGACAGATCACTTGGATCAAGTGGCGAAGCAGAAAGCGCCAGGCTGCTTAACAGCAAAGTCAACATCTTGCAGCGCAATGATGCGGACAGTGCCAGAAGTAGCGCCAGCGAATGGATCAACAGTCAGATCCAAGCCAGACCACATAGCCATAATCAGTTGAGAGAAATCACCAAACAGTGCATCGTTATTGCCTAGCTGGTTGGAGACGGTTACGGGGTAACCGTTGATTTCATCGTTCTCGTAGACAAACTGAGCCGTTCCGCTTGCCTTTTCTGTGCTCTTAAGAGCGCCACGAGCAGAAGCATTGATGATGTAACGCAGAGCGCCAGCATCAGCATTTGCAACGGCAACATCGGTCTCCATGCCGATGTACTCGGCAAATGTTCCGAAGCTGGTCAATGACTGAGTGCCAATACCAGTGGTGTTAATGATGCCAAGCGGCTGGTTGGAAGATCCAGAGCCATTCAAGCCGACGCGATCCAGCTCAAGTGCCAAAACTTGAGCCAGGTCGTCGCGAACCATTTGCTCAACATCAATGCTCGATTGGAGCAGAAGCTTGCGTGAGTAATCAACAAAAGCTCCACAGGTCTTCGGGCTGAGATTGACCTGCTCGATGGTTTGCTGGGATTCAGTAGGAGAAGATCCCTCGCCAACCCAGTAAGCGGTCGCAGAAGCAGACTGCTTAGGAATTGAGATGTTGCCGTTGATGCCACTCAAAGTGGTCATGCCAGCGCCAGCCAATGCAAGCTTGTTGCGCAGCAAGTCGATAAAGCTGCCAGAAAGCAGAACATCCTCAACAAGGTTGCCGCCCGCAGTAGCAGTACCAACGTTCAAATCACGACGCAGAACCTCGTTGGGAACTACGATTCCGTTTGAGGAACGGTCGTACTTCTTGGCTGCTTCTCTGCCAACCTCGATCTCAAACTCAGCCTCACGGCGTGCAGTTGCATCGCCAGGGCTTGCTAGATAGTTGAGAGCGCGAAGGAAGCTGAAGCGCTTGGTTTCCTGCTGTGAAAGACCGAGGTCGTTAGAAGTGACATCGGTAGAACGAATGGGCTGTTCCACTTGAGAAGTTCCGATTTTTTCGAGGATTGCAGCACGAGCCTCATCAATGGAGTTATCTCCATCGATCAACTCTTGTGCCAGGTCTGCCATGCGGTGCTGAGCACCAAGAGCACTGATGGCGGCAACGCGGTCTTTCTCGGCCTTCTTAGCCTCCGACCGGATCACCTCCAGGTTTGGAGTTTGATCTTCCATAACAGGAGTGGGTGTAGATGCGGTCGTGACCGCTGAACGAGTTTCCTGTTTTTCAACAGGAGCTTCGTTTGTAATAGTAGTGTCTTCAGGTTGTGAAGATTCAGGCATAGCAGGATCTGGCGAAAGAAGTGACCGTCCAATCCCAATAGTCGGGTCAGCTGGAATTGAAACCAAGCTCAATTCGTGAACAGACCAACGTGTTGCAAGCAGCCCGTCTTCTTTCTCCTCGGCATCATCAATTTGATAACCGAAAGAAATACCACGCAAAATGCCGTCTTTAACGTCATCTAAGTACTGCTTAGCAAAATCAGAGCGTGAAAAACGAATTTTTGCGTAAGCACGCTTTTCTTCCTCATCTAGATACGCACGCTCAACCACACCCAAAACTTTGTTCGGATCGTGGTTAAACAAGAATGGCGCACCATCGTTGAGCCGCATAAAGTCCGGCGCACCAGACTCATGACTCAATACTTCGTCACCAAAGTATCTTTTGACCGGATACTCAGAGCTAAAAGGAAACTCAAAGCTGCGATCCTCGCCGGGCAGGCTTCTAATGACAGAGGCCTCAGTTCGGCTAAGCGGCTCTCCAAGCTTCGTTCGCTTAGAAGTTGACTCAACCTCTGCCTCCCTGATCGGAGCAATTTTCGTCAACGTGCTGAATTTATGGCCGACACGAGTGTCGGTTTTTTCGCCGTCGCGATAGAGACAGATCAGAGCAGCTGGATCATCAGCGGTTCCAGTGATAGTGAAGCTTGAGTCAGGAACGTCGATGCTGCCATCGCGTTCAATTCGCTCAATCAATCCACGAGCACGACCACCAGAGCTGTTCCAGGAGACAAAATCCCCTACTTTCAGAGCGTCTGGTGCTGCTCGTTGAGTTTCAGGTTCCATAGCCTTTTCGTTGGTGGCGGGCTCGAACTCAAGAGGTTCGTATTCATTATCGCGAAGCCACTGTCTAGCTTCACTAGCCGTATAACGACTCACCTTG